ATGCGGTATAGTGCTTCTTCACGGAAACGTGCGAAGCCTAGAACGCCGTACCATCCGATTGGACGGAAGCGGTTCAACTTATCGGTGACTGGACCGATAACTGTGTGTGGCTCTTCTGCCACTGCCTCAGCAAGTGCTTGCTGTCCACAAAGGATTGTGCGATACACCTTTGCAGATGAAGCACCATCAGTTGCTACGTATAGGCGTGGTGACTCTACGAAGTAGGCACCCTTGTAACGACCAACTTCTCCAGCCCAGATACGGTCTTGTGAAATTCCGTATGCGTTAGGTACTACCCAACCTGCTGCAGATGATTCAAGCATTAGGTCGTGTGCGACATCTGGGTGGATTCCAGCCCAGAACTCATTGCCACGCTTGCCTGAAGCCTTGTTAGTACGCAACTTAGCAACTGCCTTAGCGATGTTCGCTGTTGACAATGTTGCTGCTGCTGTAACTGTTGCTGTTGTTGTTGCTGTTGAACCTGAGTAGATTACGTTTGTTCCGCCGCGAAGTGCTGTCATAGCAAGTGCGTCGATTGAATCTGCCTGGTTGCGAGCCATCAAAGTTACGATGTCTGGGTCTACTGAGTTCAAAGAGAACAACTGTAGAGCACGTGTGTTTGTTGTTGCGTTACCGAACTCCTGCATTGTGATAGTCACAGATGTAGGTGTTCCGATTGTAACGCCATCAATGTCTGTTGACTCAGTAAGAGCAGTCGTTGCGTTAGCAAGGTCTGCGTAGCGTTGTAGAACAACGACGTTACCATTTGTTGATGGGGATACTGGGCGCTTGTCTGCTACTGCACGAATTAGGGGTTCGTCGCGAAGGGCAAATTCGATAAACTTATCGTATGCCTTCTGTACTAGACCTGCGCTACCTGCTGTACCGCCGAGAGACGCTGAGTCTGTCGATGTGTAGTTTGTAGCCAAGTGTTCACCTCCTGGTGATTAGATACTATGAATGTTTAAGATTGTGAGTAAAGGATACGGGTGAGTTCCTCGGCAGATGTTGCACTGTCGATTTTCATTTCCATATCTTCGCCTCGGTCAGGTGTGATAGCACCCTGTGTAACAGCATTCTGCTTACGTAATTCAGCACGATTGCCATCTACTTCAGGTGCTCCTTCTACTGGGTTATAACCAAAGAGGTCGCCATTATCGTCAAGCCAGTTTTGAACTGTCTCTTCGTTAACTTCTTCCAAGTCTTTGAGGATTAACCGTGCAGCCTTAGGATTTACACCTTGTTTTTCTAGGAGTTCTTTGACAGAAGACTCTTTCTCTTTCTTGACGTATCCGTCTAGTTTTTCTTCGAGTTCCTTCATACGCTTCTCATCTGCTTTAATCTTCTTACGCAATTTCTTTTGCAAGTCGTTTTCAGATTCATTGCCTGTGATGGTTGTTTCGTCTTCGTCTTCGTCGTCCCAGTAGTTGTTGCTCATAGCAACTGTCCACCCTTCTATTCGTTGTAGTTCGCAAGCCGCAGTAACCAATCGGGGAATTGGGCTGGCTCTTGCTACCAGTCTGTTACGCTGGCGGGGCTGGTAGGTCCGCTCAGGATTCTGTTTGTTAGATTAAGCCAGCGCCTCTACGTTGTGAGGCTAGACTGACTTGAGATACACCGCTTCTACCTGAGAAGGATGCTTCTTCTTTCTTTGCTAGGTCTTCAAGTCTTTTGATTTCTTTAGCAGACTTTCCAAAGACGGCTGACTCTACGCCAGCCTGACCTAGTGTCTCTTCTCCATAAACCTGTGTCAGTTTGTTAACTGTTGGAAGCATTGCTGCAACTGTTCCAAACTTTGTCAGTGCTGTGTCATAAGTTTCTCCACCAAGTGCGTATTGGTACGCGCTCTCTACGGTAGTTCCACCAACAAGTTGTCCTGCGCTAAGACCTTGCTTCTCTGCTGCAGATAGAACTTCATATCCTGCAACCTGAGCCTGTAGTTCTTTAGCACCTTTATCGCCAAGAGCAATAGCCTTAGCAAGAGAGATACGGTCTACTGTTGGGAAGTAACGTGAGATTGTATCCTTGATATTCTTTGGTGCGTTATCAATGCGGTCAAAGATTGCTGTGATTCGGTTAGCAAACTCTGTTGCAGATACACCCTTAGCAAGAACATCTCCAAGGAAATCTTCATTAGCCAAATCACCAAGGTTTGATTGCTTAAGTATGTCACCCATCTTTGATTCAGTTGCAAAGTACTCAGCAATAGTAGGAACTGTTACAGCCTTACCTGCTTGCTTCATCTTTTGAAGAGCGTAGATTCCCTTGAATCGTTTTGTAAAATCTGCTAGTGCTGGATTCTTTTCAGATTCAAGAACAGCCATATTGAATGCTTCTTCTGAAGTTGCACCCTGCTTGTAAAATTTAGATACTACATTGTAAAGTTCGGTAGCCCAAGGCTTTGCCATTTCTGTTGGACCAAAGAAGATAGCAAGTGTTTGCTTAAATACATCAGATGCTAGAATTGGACCAGTAGAAGTTGTAGTGCTTGTAGAACCAGTTAAAAGATTGCTTCCTCCACCAGAACTAAAACCTCCTCCACCACCACCGCCACCTCCGCCGCCGCCAGATGAACTAGTTGTAACAACGTCAGGGAGTTTATAAAGTTGCCATTGACCAGTGCTTGTTCCACCAATCCAGGTATATCTGTATCCAGCAGGAGCGGCGGGTGCGCCAGCAGCCTTATTGAATAATGGATTTTCAGCCTCAAGAGCAGCACGTGCTGTTGTTGTTGCTATTTTCTTTTCTTCAAGAACTTGACTTGCAGTCTTCTTTGAGCCATCAGGGTTTAATCCCTGTGCTACATAGTTTGCTGCTTGTTGTGCTTCTAGGTCTGCTAGTCGAGCCTTTGATTTAGTAAGAAGAGTTTCAGCCTGTTCAAGCATTGTTGCTGGTCTTGATGCAGCATTTGCTTGTGAGAGTATAGTAAGTTTTTGTCTTTCTGCAATATCTGCAGCATCAACATTTGACGTTGGTACTACATATTGTGGGGATAAAAGATACGCATCCATTTGACTATCTGTACGAGCCATTATATTCCAAATCCCATCGCTCTTGCTGCGCCTGTAGCAGCATCTCGTGCCATACCTTGAGCCTGTAAAGTCTTGTCAAAGTTAGGATGATTGATTGCAAAGTTGTATGCTTCAGCAATAGATGCTGGTTGAGCCTTGCCAACTACGCCATCTGGGCGTGCTAACTTCTCAATGTTAGGGTCGTTAAGGTCAAGACTTTCTGGGTCAACTTCCCATAGTTTTGCAACAGTATTAAGGATTGGCTCAAATATATCACGCACAGTCAGGTTAGGGTTAGCAGCAAAGCGGTCAGCAAGTGCTGGATAATCCTTCATAGCCTTCTGTTGGAACTGTAACTTAATAGTGTCAAGTGATTTAGAACCAGACGCTAGGTCAATGCCTAGTTGATTCACTTCTTTCTGGCTTAAGTTGCTGATGTTATATGCACGAAGAAGTGACTTAACCCCAGAGATTGTTGTAATCGCTGATGAAGGCAACTTAGTTGTATCGCCTAAGTTGACCTTAGCCCATAAGAAGGACTCGGTAAAGGATGCTGCATCGAATAGTGATGGAGTAGTTACCTGCTCAACACCGCCACCTGCAGCCTTACGAGTTACTGTCTTGCCAGAAGTCTTAGCCTCTGTCTGCAACTTATTAAAAAACTCAGTCTTATCTGCAGCAGATAGGTTGTTTATATCAAACCCTATCTTCTTTGATACCTTATTAAGAAGGGCATCTGCCGTCAACTGGTCATACTCTGTATAAGATACGGTTGTTCCAGTTACATCTGGTGCTGCCTTTTCAAGACTCTTAAGAACATCCCAAGGCGTTTGCTTCTTACCATCCTTGAATGATGCAATAGCCCCGTCAACAATGCTGTTCCACAATGTGTTACGCATAGCACGAGTAGGGTTAGTCTTGTTTTCTACACCTATTAGGTACTCCTGTAGTGCAAGAACTGCATCCTCAGGTAGTGTTGTGAAAGCCTTCTTTACCTTGGCAGCATCTGCCTTTACTAGATTGCCATTCTTGTCTGGCATCCAGATGTAGGTAATCTTCTTTGTAGAACCTTTAGGAGCAACGGTGATTACTGGACCGCCAGGAACATTATTGCCAGCCATTACTTATTCTCCTTCAGGTTATCATTAACGAAATATCGTGAGATTAACTTCTGCATTACTGGGTCCCACATATCTAATGTGTCCTCTAGGTACTTTGTCCACTGGTCTTGGACCTGTGTCTTAGTACCTGTCGGTGCGTCCTGGTAAGCCTTAGCAACTGAATCACGATATGAGAGGAATGCCTTAGCGTGCTCCCAGAATTGTGTCTTGCCAAACTTAGTCATAAACTCTTTATTGTTTACAACCTTGTAAAGACCTTGTGATTGAATCCAGGCTGAGTCTCCAGTACGAGCATTCTTGTTGTACTCATTGCCCCATACAGTGCTGTAATCAGATAATGTATCTGCATACTTTTGCATAGCATCAACTAAGCCAGGCACGCTACGGTAAGAAGCATAACCAGCCTTCTTTGCTGCATCATTGAGTTCAGTCTTGTAGTCAGAGTATGCTTTCCATACACGTGACTTTTCAAGTTCATCTTCAATTTGCTTAGGTGTCTTTAACTTCTCATTGAGAGTTGTGCCACCAGGTAATGTTGTATTAGGGTCTTGAAGAAACTTATTGACCTGTGCTGTGTAACCAATAGGTAAGTCAGCAGTAAGTAATGCAACAGTAGATGGGTCAATACCCTCTAACTGCTTTGCAAGACCAGAGAAG